CCGCGACAAACCGGATCCCCTCGAGAAACACCGAATCCCACGCCGCCTCCCAACTCATGAGCGTCGGATCCACCGCTTTCAGCCGGAGCCGCTTGGTGCGCCGCGTCACGATCACCTTGGCATCGACTAGATCCTCATCGTCATCGTTCACCTCGCTCTCAACCTCGAGCTCGACGTTATCCGCGCGATCCATCGCCTCAATCGCCGCAATCGCCAGCGGATTTACCGCCGGAAACCGCTCAATGCTGACCGTCTCGCTATCATCGAGCCACACCTTGATCCAGCCATTGCGCAGCAACAAACTGTCGCGCACGGCCTCCTGCAGCATCACAAACCCGCGGTTTTGCTCCAATATGATGAAATTGATAATATCCGACTCCTCCTGAGCCTGATCCTCATCCTCCGCATCATTGGCGTCGAACTCGACCACCGCATCACCCGTAAACCCGGGCATCATCTGAGCCACTACCGCCTCGAGCATATCGGCAATGTCCATAGACACCACCTCAGATGTGCCCTCGAGCCCCTGCTTTGGGCGCTCGCCATAATAGTATTGGAGTGCATCCGTGCGCAGCGCCGACAGCTCATCCCCATCCCAACCCGTTGCAATGCTGATCTCATTGAGGATCGCAGTCCGGACATCATCCTGGTTCATCTTTGCCATTAAAGGAGATCCGGTTGGTTGGTGATCGTGGCAATATTCTCAACCCGCATCGTCAGCGTCAGATCGACGTGAGTGTTATCCGCTTTCGGATCCTTCACCATCCGCGCCGTTGGCGTCTCGCTCAGAATGAACCTCAAAAGCGCGCCGTGTTCATCCTGCAAAGTGCATATCCATTTGCCATCGCGCGACTCCAACGTGGCACCGTGCAGCTTTGGTTGCAGCGGCTCTCCGAGCTCAGTTGCCATTCAAATGACCCCCTCATTGCTGTATTCGAGCTCGCCCCACAACCCCGGCTGCATCCCATCCGTCGCCTTGGCGAAGTAGCGAAACGCATCCGCAGCATGTGAACACTCATCGTGTACCGGCGACCGGCTTAGGATCCGTCGCTTGTCATCCCATTGCGCCCGGTAGAGGCTGAGATACTCGCATCCCTTACGCGTTGCCTCACTATCGAACCAACAGCGTTGCAACACGCGCCTCGAGGCTTCGATCCCGTCGATGATGAGATGCTTTGGGCAGACCTCGAACCAGATACCGAGGTTAGAAGCGGTATCGTGCCGACTGGTCCCTTCTGGATCGTGTTGGTCGAGATCGAACGGTCCAATCCATCGCTCGATTGCCCAATCCGACCGCGCGCGATACTCCGAAAGAATCTCCGAAAACGGTACATGCGTGTACTCCGCATAATCGAACAACCGGACGGATCCGTTGCTCAAAGTTTGAATTGCCCACACCGCGGTTGCGTCTGCCCATCCGAGATCAAACGCCAGCGTTACCGGGTGATCCTTGAGGTGCTCAATCTCACAGATGCGGCCCTTCTCCTCGAGATCGCGCATCGTCTCACCGTAGTACGCACCACGCACCGCCGCCGTTGGATCGTTCAGCATCTCCGCCCGGTAATACTCCTCACCCATCTCCTCCCGCAAAATGCGCAGATCGTCATCGCTCAGCGCGTGAGTGTCGTCGGGTTTGAGGTTGGCGGTAAACCACTCCGGATGCGTGAGAGCTCGCTCATAAGTGTGCCAAAAGTGATTGCGACCCTTGACCGTGCCGATCAGATAGAGCGAGCCTTGGCGATCCGCCAGACACGGACGCAGAACGGCCGTGATCAGCGACTCAGGACAATCCGCCATCTCATCCACCGCGCAACTGTCGAGATACTGACCACGGAGCCGGTCTGGATTCTCACCGCCCATCAACATGATCCGCGCGCCGTTGGGCAGATCGATGTGGAGATCAGACTCGCGGTATTTGACGCCGTGCAGCCCGCGCAGCATCGCTTTGAAGTAATCCCACGCTATCGATTTCGCCATCCGATAGGTGGGCGCAATGTAAGCGATCCGCGGCCGCGGCTTGTCGCATGAGAACGCATCACGAATCAACTGAGCGCACATCGCCACGGTTTTGCCCGCCCGACGATGTGCAATGACAATGGCGTTGCGCGTTGAGTTAAATCCGCGATGCAGCACCGCCTGATAGGCGCGCGGTTGGTAATCGATATAGAACGTGTCAGCCGTTGGTGCCATCGCCACGCCATGCTATTTGCAACGGCGCCTGCGCATTGTCTCCAACGTCAGACTCAGTTAAGAACCGATCCAGCACCGCTCCGAATGCCAGCAATGTCCGTTGATCAAATCGATCCGCCGGATCCAGCGTCGCCAGTAACTCAACCAATTTCTGCGCATAATCAACGTCGAGGAGCTCGCAATTCCGTCGATAAGATTGTTCAAATTCAATACGAGTGAGCCCGAACGAACCATGTGTGCGACTCATTGACCCGTGCCACCTAAGACAAGATCGTTATACACTTTTTTCCGGAAAGATAGGACGGTTTGATAACGCATAAGCAATCAACGCCAATCAATGAGGGTTGAGCCGGAGCAACTAGGAGCCGCCGCTCCGGCTCATTCAACCATCCCACATGGCTGAGGCTTGCGAGAGTACACCAAACTTGTCATTGTAGGCAATCCCACAGTCTCGCAGGAGCTCCGATCACCCGCAGATCATTGTGATCTCAAGCAACCGCAGAAGCGGCTTGTATGGCGCCTCGAGATGGGCGCAGCACGAAATACATAATCCCGGGCTCCGTTGCCCACTTGCGCCCCGGTCCACAATGGAAACAACTAGTACCCACCGACAGTGGGGAAAGTGGGCTCCGCATCTCTCGCATTCCGCTGTTTTGTACAGTTCCTTTCCTGTACAATATCCCTGATATCCCACCAATTCAGGAGCGTAACACCTTGACACATTTCGACCCTATGGATCCAACCACCGGCATCGCTGAGGATGACAAGCGCATCCTCGAGGATCGCCTTGTCGATACGATAGAACGCAACTTGGATGAGCTGTTCAAGACACCGAAACCCGCCTCATCCGCTGGCGCCCTCGAGGTGCAGCAAGCGTATATCAACCACTCGCTCGAGCGTTGCTGGCGTTGTGGCGATCATGTTGCGTACCTCACGCCGGTTGGCATGAATACGCTATGTGATCCTTGCACCATCTGGGCAAAGTCTCATGAGCAACCCGGGCTCAAATGGTTCCGCGAGATGGTCAACACCATCGCCGACCATCAACGCGACAAACAAGATGGGTAGCCTGCACAAATTCCAGCACCTCAAAGACGCCAGAAACGCCCTCTTTGACGCGATCCACGCACTCCCCGTGCGCTTTGTCGCGGTGGATGATATCCATAACTTGCGCGTCCGGAACGCGCTGCAGGCCGCACTAGACAACATCGAAGCTGCCCACCGTGACATCACAAAGGAGCTCAATAAGTGAGAACAATCACGATCTACATCTGCTCGCACGGATCAGAGCCACCGCTCGCCGTGTTCCCAACCATGAAACAAGCAAACCAGTACCTCATCGAGATGCAAAAGGATCACGGCGAGTGCCACCGCTGGCGCGCGAGCTCCTACTCGTTCAACGACAACTCAAAAGGAGCCGCGCAGATGTGCAACTGGATCCTTGGCGAGTGCTCCGAGATGATCGTTGCCGGGCAGAACGCAAAGCTGCTCGACCTGACGACGGACCTCGAGGTTGCCCATCCGGAGGTGCAACTATGAGCGGCCTCACGCCGCGAGACGTGTCAATCCTCACGGACCTACACGTTGAGCACCTCAAGACAACGATCCGCAGCCTGCACGGCCCCAACCTCACGCAGATTTGCACCCTGCTAGGGGTGATCGCGCTGCTCGCAGATCGTTTCTGGTAGACTCGAGCTCCTGCTGAAACTCTTGAAACTTGCCCTCCCCGATGGGCAACTTCGGCAGGATCGAAACCCGGCTTATCCAGCCGGGTTTCTTTTGCCCCGCAAAAAGTTATCCTAACTTTGAGAAACTTCTCCTAACCTTTACGCTTGACAATGGCAGATGATACTGAAATCGACTGGACCCTGAGCGAACATGAGCAATCGTTCCTGCTCCCCGGCGAGACGGAGATCGACCACGCCACGATGCGCCGCCGGATCCGCCAGTATTACTCGCAAGTGTGGGGAAAGAAGGAGTATCGACCCGACTTTGAGGCAGGACAAGCGGCGATCAGAGAGGCAAAGCGAATGCTAGATGAGAGCGGAGATCGCAAAAAGTAGCGCGACTAACAGCGCCATCTTGACCCATTCATGGCGGAGATACCTTGGCACTGGCGTCCGTGCGCGCCACCTCACAAA